GTGATCGTTGGATTACTTACTCTGTTATTGAATGTAGTCAATGACATTCTTGTAAGTTCTAGCACAGGTGAAAGATTAGCGTTAGTACTAAACAGTCTTACGTCAAGATCTAAGGATTTAACCTTATCACCATTCACGACTACCTCATTATCTTCAGAAGCAAGAAGCTTAGGTGTAGTAAAGAAGTTGTTTTCGTTTTCAAGAACCTCAATACCAACGGTATCTCTTACGTATGGAGTCTCTCCACCAAACACGCTCTGGCCTGACAAAGTTTTTGCGATAAAGTCGATACGAGTCTCAAAGAAATTGAATCTCGGTGCGACTGGTTGCATTCCATCAAAGAGAACGTTACGAGTTGCTTGAATGTTACTACCACCAACTCTCGTTGTTTCATTTGCCGAAGATGTTACCTTAATAACATACGAGTCGTGACCAACATGAACAATATCATGTGTCTTATTCAACTCGGTTGCGTTAATACCAGCAAATGTACCAGCAACAAATCCTGAAAGAGTAACCTTTGAGTTCTCTTTGGTGAATCCGTGATTACGATGGAACACACGAACGTATTTAGATCCAAATCTTGTTTGTAGTGGATCATCCTCTAGGTCATGTAAATCCAATCTTGCGTTATGGAAAGTCGCAGTACCACCTGGGTTGAGACTACGTGTGTTGACCGATTCCTTTCGGCCGTCTGGTCCAGTGATAGTGTTGGATAAATTACTAAACTGAGCCTTATTGATTCTAAACTTCAAGTCTTGGTTCTGAGCTGGAGTCCAAGTTCTATTGTTTTGAGACTTAAAGAACGATCCAAGATAAGGCTGCTTATGAACTTGCACATCTGTAAGAACATCAAACTCACCTAGGTTTGATATCCATGCATGATAGTTGTTTGAATCTGATAAAAGGACAATACAATATTCTTGTGCGCTTTGAACAAAGACAGGAGATTCAAACGTAAATCTTGTTGGAGTATCAGGTGAAAGCGCTAGATCAATCGGAGAAGAATCAAGTGCGCTTAGGTCAGTCGTGTTGGACGATAGGCCAAATCCAGTACCGTACCTTAATCGGTTATCGTCTCTGATTTGATACGGATCCAAGATAACTTCACCAAACGGTAGTACTACTGGTCCTGGATAACCATTAACTGTGTTACGAACTTGAAGCCTTAGTGGTACCTCAGGATCAACAGATGCAAGATATATATCGATTGATGTTAAGAAGCAACCGACCTCTTCCTCAACAAAGAAAGTTTGCGCGATTGGATCTGATGAATCGCCACCGCCGCCGAAACGGGTACCAAAATCGTCATTTCTTCTAGGAACCCACACACTTGAGATTAGATCCGTTCCGCTATCCAACGTAACGGTCTGTTCATCGTTTATTTCAGTTTGAACTATTTGGCCGTTTCTTACGCTATTGAATGTCGATTGAATATCCCTTAGGATACCATTGGCCTCGTAGTTAACAGAGCCACGAGTCATTGCAGTACGGTCATTATTAGTTTCATTGTCGATTAACTTAAACTCACGAGTACCTGTTCTAAATTGTATCTGAGGCGTATTAGGAATCTCAAAGACACCAGCAACATCGCCACCAAAGTTAGTTGTAAGTTGATCGCCTTTAGTCTTTGCTGACCAAAGAGTAACCTTACCTCTGTTACCAGAGATAGATCCCTCAATGATATCTCCTACTTGGAAATTTCCAGAGTGGTTAATAACCAGTGCAGTACGATTAACACCTCCAGGTTGTACCTCTTGTAGTACACAAACCGCTGTACATGGTGAAGCCTCTGGAGTTGCATATGTAGTCGTTCCTCGTTTCGCAACGAAGATAACGTCACCTTTGTTAAGAGCAGGTTGGGTGTTTCCTTGAGGAGTACCTTGTACCCCAGTCAAAGGATTAAAGCGACGTGCAATTTGATCCGCGTCTCCGCCTGCTTGTGTTTGCCAATCAAACACTCCGGATTCACCACCATCGACCTCGGGTCCGTACTGAATACGAGAGGCCGGTGTTACGTGTTCAGTGATAGGAACACCGTCAAAGTATGGATATAGATTTGATTGCAGCTTTAAGCCGCGACCAACAAATACGACTTCACGAGAACGAATGAACGGAATAACTGAACGAGAGACCTCACGATCAGCCTCGACCAATTCGCGAGAAAAGGTTGCGACTACTTCAGTGTTAATACCTGTCCTAGTTTGATCAGACTGCTCTTCCCAGTCCTGCCAAGTTTGGCGCCAAGTACCTTCACCTCCTCCAGTTGTACGTCTTCCACCTATATTTCTTACACCGCTCCACTGAGTCTGCCAAGCGTTCCACACGTTTCCTAAAACGCCTTCTTGCGCTAGTCTATCTCGCGTAGCGTTAAAGTTACCCTCAACATCATTAACGATGTCGGGCAATCTGTTGGTCTCAAACCATTGATCAGCAAAAGGGTTTAGTGATACCGAACCGACAAACGTAAAGATGGCGTATGGATTAACGTTTTCAGTTGTGGTTGCAAAGGGTTGTTCAATAAATGTTTCTTCGGTATATGGGAGAGTAAGAACCTCGCCGGTTACTTGATAACCCGCAGCAGTTCTTTCCGCATCGGTTGATACTGACTCAACCAACTCTGTGTTCTCTACATGGAATGTTGGTCTAAGTTCGTTTGCCTCCATGTCTATCGCTGCACGATAGTCACGAGCTCTCGTATCGCCTGTTCTATGTCCAGCAAAGTTATCAACAACGAAGCCGTTCTTAAATCTTGTTAGTCTCGGATCATCGTCATCAGGTACCTCAAGGGCGGCCGCTTGTTGTTCCAATAAATTCAGAGAGGTGTAATACTCAAGTCTGTCGATTCTACTTTCTAAAGTACCAATGTCTCGCATGGTATATCGACGATTGTCAATTCTCTTAATATTAATATCCTTAGGACTAAACGTGTAAGCAGGAATATCTAGCTGAGCAATATCCATTGCTTCTGGATCACCCTGAGGAATCTGAGGATTCAGTGATGGAGTACCACGCAGATCAAAGACGTTACCACGAAGGCCAATCGCTATCTTATCAATTCTAGAAGTATAATACTGATATGTTGCCGTTAATTCTGTTCCTGGCTTTGGTGGAAGCGAAAGAGATCCGCCTGTTCCTGTAAACCCTGTACCTGCATCATTAAGAACTGGACGGAAGTCAAGAACGTTACGAAGTGGAATAGGACCAGAGATTGACTGATAGTATGGAATGTCTTCGTCTCTGACGGGATAAGAATCAATCGAGAAGTAGTCGCCAGTGTTACCATGACTAAAGTATTCATAGTCAATACGAATATACCCAGTTGGTGCAGAGTATTCTGGTTTACGAATAAGTCTAGCGTGATCGTAGAATGCTTCTCTTTGACCATCGTCTAGGTCAAACCAATCAGTGATGTCAATCTCACCTGAAGCATCATAAGTTCCACCAGATGCAACGGACGACATAGATACTCTTACGACTCTATAGACATCTGCTTTACTCAAAGAGATTCTTCTGTTGGCTAAGGCATCAAGATCAACGATGTCGATCTGTCCAGTCTGTAGGGTCTTAGTCTTTTCTCTAGAATCCGTAGCAGATTCTTTAATCACTGGAATCATAGCAACGTATGATGTGCTGTTAGAAAGACCAGTGATAGTGATCTTATCGGTATCTGAGTTTGAGCGATCAATCGCAACACCGCCGGTTCCAATCTGAACTAGTGAACCGCCTGCCTCGACAAGAATGATTTCATTTTCCTCAACACTAGTTGAGAATCGCGTGCCAGTACCACTTGATGCTACTGCACTGGTGCGAGCAAATTCAACGGTACCGCTACCGTCCGAACTGTTATTAAATCTTTGCATGACGGTGTACTCAACCTGAGAACCTCCCGCCTCAGTCTTAACTGTTTTTACAGCCTCGACAAACATCGGGTACATAACCGTCTTAGAGTTTGGTAAATGAATTCTAGACTCAACCTTACGATACGCGACACCACCAGTATAGTTTGACCCGGATGATACCGCCATAGTCGTATCGTCCGTGATAGCAGTGATTCGTCTAGTGGTACCTTCTACCTCAATGTAGTCTCCTACGACGAATGCTGTACTAAATCTTGTACCAACACCAGTTACTTCATCAGCATTTGCGATCGTAATGGATCCTTGGTTATCAAACGATCTTTGGTTAACAATGTTTGTGTATCCTGAGACACCTTTGATACCTTTAACGTTGGAAACAAAGGATTTGCCAGAGTTCATTTTTACGTCAAACAAGTATAAACGATATTCGTTATTGATAAACTCAAGACCACGAATTCTTGCGGTACCTACCGATGAACCGGCGACTGATAACAGAGCAGTTTGGAATTGGTCATAAAGGGTGACTTGCTCCAAAGCAGCAATGTCAAGAACGGCTTCAGGTGCACTAACAACTACATAGTTACCCATGACTGATCCGATAGAATCATTTTCCTCAAGGAGAGCATCTCTCGCCTTTGTGATATCAATTCGGCCCGGTGCAGTCTTTTGAATTTCATAACCCTTAACGTAAGCCTTTCCTGGCTCAACAATAACCGTAAGCTTACCTTCTTGATCCAAGGCCTGTGCTTCGGTTTGACCTAGATCGGCTACGTCACCACCATTGTACTGTGGATATTTTTCGTATGACCAAACCACGTTTGAGTCAAGGGAACCATCGGCCGCATCAGCAACCCCTGTTCCTACAGCGACTGAAGGTCTGCTTGGACCTGCAGTACCTGACTGCATTGCTCTGTAAGTAAAACCACCGTCGGTTACGATATCACCGATGAGGTAGAATCTTCCTTCAGTCCATGCGCCACGATTATTGGATCGCTTTTCTTTGACTTGAACTCTGAATGGATTAACTGAATAGTTACCGGATTCGTCAAACGTTCTACGAGCAAGTGCCTTTTCAAGTTGTGAATAGTTTGCTACAACCTTATGCTCTTGCATAACACCGTTAGTGAACTGCATTGTCTCAATGTAATCGGCATCACTGGTGTCGGGAACATAAACTTCGTTTCCGTCAGAGTCAGTCGTAACAGTAATCTGTTTGGATACTAGAGTTGCTTCGATTTTATAACGATGAGCGCCAGGAGCAGAAAAGTTAAACGTTCCATTAGCGTTATCATTAAGAGAGTTATCCTCTTCAGGAGTTACAAACGTTTCAGCAACAGTAAATCCAACGGAAGCAGGTGTAGTAGTATTATAGGCATTAATGATTGCAACTTGAGATTCAACAAGAACAAAATGATTTCTTAAAAAGTAAATGCCTCGTTGTACTTCAGCAAATGAAGCGGTTGCGTTTGGGTTTTCGTTTGATGGTCTAAGAGTGATCTGATACTCAACAAAGTTATCGGCATCGGTTTCTGATATCTTGACTCTGACTCTTTCTTCGGCAGAGAATAAACTCTTAGTGTTGTTATCGGCAGAGCGAGTATACTCAACGACGAATCCTTGAGGAATCTCAGGACTTACTGAAGTATCCCTTGGTTGCCATGCTCTAAGTAGAGCCTTAGTGTTTAGAAGAGTCGCATCCGATCCACCGCTTACGCCAAAACCTGTGCCAGTCTTATTAAGCATTAACCTTGCTGCTGCTGGAGTATCTGCTGCGGAAATATCGGTTGGAGTACCTTCAGTACCAGAGATCGTCTCAATTCTTTGAATGACTGGATTGACTTTAATTGAGTCACGACGAAGAATCGTCATTTGTCCTGGGACAACAACTGAGCCTTCTTCATAGATGGATTGACCGAACCGTGCTACTTGATTCTGAAGAATCGATTGAGCTTGGTTTAGTTCGCGAGTCTGTACCGCGTACCCTGGACGAAAGAGAACACGAAGGAATTTCTTCTGCTCATCAAAATCATCAAAGTAAGGTGAAGTATTAAAATTTGTCATTGTGTTCCTCTAGTACTCCAGCACTAATGTTATCGTTTCGATCTGATCGTTTCTGCGAGTGATTGCTTCACGATTATTTATAAACAAAATATCACCGGAATATGGTTCAACCTCAGGATTTGTTATACTTGCGATAGTTCCTGATGCACCCGATGATAGTCCTCTGACGGTCTCTCCTACAGAAAAATCAATGTAGTTGGATACGTCGTTACCACGAATAACTCTTAGCTTATTGGATTCAAATACGTCAACCTGAAGTCCAATTGCACCGCTCGTTTCACCAACGATTGTATCATCGGCAGTGAACGGTACGTTTGATTCATTCAGCGTAATTCTATATTTTGCATCAAGGGTCTGAGCCGTTGATGCTGTGGTTGTTCCGTAGTTAAGTGGGGATTCCATCATACCGATTCTACGGAAATCGTTTGCGACTGTAAAGTCCCCTTCGCCCTCGTCATACGCGAATCTTAAGTTGACCAACGTGTACCTTGCAAGAAGTTCTCTTTCTGGCGATGCGCCGTGACCTAGGAACGGTGAGATCGTTGGTGTAAGAGTTGCTTCAGTAGTACTTGTGCCTACGACCTTTGCCGTGGCCTTTCTAAAATTTTGTCCTTGCTTACCGGTTGAGATTGATACGTCGGTAACTTCACCTGAGCCGTTTGTTGTTGCTTCTGCTTGACAGGATGACTGAACGATTGATGCAGTACCTGACGTATAACCAGAACCACCTAGAACAAGAGTGATACTTGATACCGCTCCATTCTCATCAGTGTTGGCTAAACAGAACGCAGTCTCTACTGCACCGTTGTTTCCAACCTGTCTAATCGCAACTGGTATGTTTGATTCTGGGGCATAAGGATAATTACTTCCACCGTCGGCTACGGTTATACCAACTATGGTTCCGCCATCAACGGTTAAGGTTGCTTCGGCTGAAGCGTTCTCGTTACCGTCTCCAGCAATGAACACTGGTATGGTTGTGCTAGCGGTATACCCACTGCCTGAAGTATTAATACGAATGTTCTCAATCGCACCTTTCACCGCGTTGTTAACAACGGTTTCATTTTCATCAATAGGAAGATAGCCTGGGACAAAGAACTTACGAATCAATGAATCGGACAAAGTAAACATATACTTCCACTTATATCCGTCCGCTTGTTTTGTAATACTGTTATCGGTGTGTGTTGGTTTAATAGTCGATGCAGCTCCGTTATTATTAGAGATACATTTATATACCTTTTTCTCGTCCGTGTAAATATAAAAATCTTTATCAGTTAGATCAACGTCTTCACGATACTCGTAATAAACCGTTGAGGTGGTCCAGTCAATTCTACGAAACCCAAGACGAACATCTTGACCGTCAATCTTTTTCAGAGCAGTCATATCATGCCATGCATCATACTCAGCTTTGATTGAGTTGTCCGGTGTGGGTGGAGTCGCTTCATCCGTCCAAGGTTTAGTGCGACCATAAAACATATAGAAACTGGATCCCGACGCCGTGACGGCTCTTACGAGATCCCTTGCATTCCTATACTGAAACTTTGTAGATAAACTGCTAGCCATTTTTTAATCCTGTGTAACGAATACTTCGTCGGTTAATCCCTGCGATCTCGACTCAGTGACATCTATAAACTCTAGGTTAAAGTCCTCAATACCAACATATGCCTCAGAGAAATATACTTCTGTCTGAACCGTATAGTCCTGACGGAAACCAAGCGGAGTACTCTTAAGAACTGGACGTTCAAGTACTTCATACTCACTAGGTGCGACTGTTGCAGTATATATTACATTGGACTTAATGCTGTTATCGGCAAACTCGTTAAGACGAATATTACCAAAAACTTCCATACCCGCTGGGTGAACTGTTCTCTTTAATGCATCAAGCCATATATCAGTCGAGTAGTTAGTTGATACTTCATATGAATACTTTTGATAGAACTTAGAATCCTGAATCACAATTGATTCTGATAGCTGACCTTTGACTCCGCGATACTCACCTGCGGTTGTTACCACGGTGTCAAACAGTAAATCAATGTCTGCACCGTTACCGTTCGTTGATGTGATATCTAAAGTTGAGTCTACTGCTTGGCTATCGTTTGAGTAACGATAAAGATCAAAGTTCTTAAAGTAAAAGATCTCTGATACGTTAGCGTCCTTTACGTGCTCAGGTGTATTACCTGCACCGTAGTTACTAATACGGATATCAGTGATTGCGCCGTTTGGATCAACGAATGATACAAAGGCATTAAACGAGAAACCCTCGAATCCTAATACGCGAATACGATCACCGGGAACGTATCCTGAGCCACCGTTGTTGATCTTAAATCCTGAGACTGATTTGTATATCTCTGCGGATAATCCACCAACTGCTGAAATTGTTTGTCCTGCCTCAAAGGTACCTGACTGAGTTCCTTTCACGAGAGTAAGTTCGAATATAACTCCGTCCGAATATACTCTACGCTCTACCTTATCAACCTTTGCTACGGCATCTGACGCAACCTGACGAATAACTTGTCCAGCGAATAGGTCAGCGTCTCCGGTCAACATGGATACTCTGAGTTTATCCTCAACGACCCAACGGCCGTCAGAAGGAATCAGTACCTGTTCCCAAGGATAATAAATCTCTACTACGTCATCAATGAATAGCTGAAAGAACGTTTTAACCGCGGCTTCGGAACCCTTTGATCTATACAGATCCACTACCTTTTGATAGAAAACCTTAGGTGTAGCCGCATAATCTCGTGGAACGTATAGCCCAATCTCTTTCTGAATACGCGCAAGAAACTGTTGTTCCTGCTGCCACACGTCACGCTGCTCGGGTAAAGTGTTCTGATAGTAGGAAGCCTTGTTGGTATCCTCAAGGAAATTAAGATACGCCTTAAGGAAGAGAACCAACTTTGGATAGCTTGCTTCTATATGCTCGGGTACGAACGAGTCTACGAGAGCCGATATGTGTGGTGCGATATTTTTATCCATGTCTAGACACTGTGTTATATCTTACGCCTGAGAATTCTTTACCTGCCGCAATGGAATCTATCTCACCCTGCACCGCAGTGTCAGCTGAGTCAATGGTCAATAAGTTATTGCGAATCGAAGCAACGTCAAACGAGTCAGGAATACACTCGACCTCGATAAAGTTACCTTGGAAGTTTGACGGATTGAACGCCGTCAGTATAACCTTGGTACCTTGAACGAAACCAGCGTTGGCTATGATCACCTCGGTGTTCGCTCCCTGTCCCTTTACGACCTGAACCGTTCTAGTGTTGTCAGCGTTCTTAATATCACGCAGACGACATGTGTTACCGTTAACCGTAAACAGTGTGGACTGATTGATAACTGAGTCCTCGGTGGGCGAACTGTATAGGTTCGTTGAGAAATCAAGTTCGTATCTCGTCGCAACGTTCAGGGTTGGAACAAATCTTTTCTTGACGTAGACCCTTGCGGTTGAACTAAGAATGGCCTCGTCGGTATTATCAATTGTTTTCAATAGGTTGGAGTGTCGGAACACACCAGAGAAAGTATTCAGAGTCGAGGTAGAGAATCCAGCGATCGCTGTCTTAACCGCTTCCTCGAGCTGTACCTTTGATTTAGTGGTCAGCGATGGGTTATACTTAAAGAACACCTCAAGTGAGATATAGGTATAGGAAGGATCCACGATCTCTGTTCTAATCGTTGCCACCGATTTTGGTTTTACGATATCGGTCAAAATGGTTTCACGCTCAACGGCCGATAGGATACTAGAGTTCGCTGGTTTGATCGATACGAATACCTTACCGTAGTCCGGTGGATCGTTGTCCTCTCCGCCCCATGCCTTGATCGTATCGATGTTAGCGAAGCTCTCCTTGATGACGGCCTCGAAGTCCTTGGGGGTTACGCATCTGTTCTGAGAGGCAAAGGTGATGGGTGCGTTACGTCGAATGGAATCATCCGCTTCTTTCTCGTGCCCACCAGCAGAGTTGGCCGAGGTAACCACCGTAACGTTGGTGTTGGTCTCGATTGCGTCCACGTTGGTAAAGAGTGATGCACCGTTTGCTTCTGCCTTGTTCGTTACGAGGTATGAGATCCGAATAAGGTTGGAGTTCTCCAGCGCCTTACCGAGTACTCCATCGCCGAACGATACCTCGAATCGACCGTCAGGATTCTCTGATACGAAGTAGACCCTGGACGTTGAGGTGATCTCTGTGATCGTCTTAGCCAGAACAAACGTCTTAAAGGTTGACGCGTCCTTGTTGTCGTAGACGTCCACCTTGAGCGTTGACGTATCCACATCGGGATCAGGGATAATGAATCTCTCCGTTGACGAACTCGTGTAGACGTACTCAAGGTTCTTAAGGGTTCCCTCGTATACCTCGACTCCAGTGAAGGCAGCGTTGGTCGTTGAGTAGTCCTGTATGGTAACAAAGTTGTACGTGGTACCAGAAGCGGAGGCCTTGAACTTGTGGCCACGGCTAATGTTTAGGTTCTGTGAGGTAGGAGAGTTGACGGTAACATTGACCACGGCCTTAGCGGAGGTTGCGCTCTTAGGCGTGTATCCTAACAGACGAGCATGACCCACGATGGATCCACGGGTCTGTGCCGTATCGAGAAACGTCTCGTTGATTCCTAGGTTGGCGTTGACCGCGTTGTAGTGGGTAACGTACGCCAGAAGGTTGGTGATCGTTCCTAGGGCAGAGCCCTCGAAGTTATAGTCCGCGAACTCTGGATCCTCGGAGAGGTAGTCGACCAGATTCGTTTTGATCTGCTCGAAGTCCAGTTCTGAAACTTTTAATCTTTTGTCTGCCATTATCGTTGTCTCTCAACCGTAAACTCGACCGACGTGGTCTGTTGCGTTGGTGTTAGTATCTCTAGCTCTAGGCGAACGTCTATGGCGTTCCTATCGGGGTCGGCGCTTACGACGACCTCCTCCAGTCTCACCCTTGGCTCGTAGTTCCTCAGAGCGGTTCTTATCTGTTCGGCCACGACCTCCTCGGTTACGGAATCGAAGTTCTCGAAGAGGTATGCCCTTACGTTTCCACCAAAGGCCGGCATGAAGGGACGCTCGCCCTGACCGGTGAGTAGTATATTGAGCACTGACTGTTTGACGGCCTCGGCGCCACGTTTCTTTGCCAGATCGTTAGTGACGGCGTTCTTACTGAACCCCAGATCAAAATCCGAGTAGTCCTGTGAACGGGCCAGTATGTCGTTTGCTGTTCTCATACGTTTATTTATACCCTAACCACCAGCGAAAACATTGGGGCTCCCAGAGATTATAGCGCCTGCATCGCAGGCGTCACCGACTCGGGCACACGGGATACCATTGACGAACACACTGGAGCTTCCGGCCTTGATCGTTTCGACGTGAGGAACACAGACGTTGCCTGATAGAATGGTATGGACCACCGTGGGATCCCCCTTTCTCTCGACGCCCTTGGAGTTGGCGAACACGTTTGAGGAAGGGCTTGTAATCGTGGTGACACCGGTACAGGCATGACCCGTAC